TGACAACCGGAAAGACGGACTACTGCCTAGAGCAAGTAGGGCATGGTGAGCGCAGAAGGCTACCATAGCACACAAGAGAGGAAGGGATTTAACAATGGATGGACTGAATGTAAAATTCTCAGGAAGTATTATCCAAGAATATTTTAATCTAGATTCAAAAGGGTCACTCATCCCCAGAGCCGATCTCCTTCGCAAGGATGTTGCTGCACAGCGGGTTATTCGTCAGCTTACGGCGGACACTGGACTCTGGCGTCGTATGACTGAGATGTATTATCGCACTGATGTAGAGTTTACCGATAATCCACTCGGCAACACTCCAGTTCTCGGAGCGGGAATCAAGCTGTTCGGACCAAGACCGCTGAGAGGTATGAAGCACAGTGGTAGAGTAGAAGACCTGCAGAAACCGGATGCACATGTTTTGGCCAAACTAAAGAAGCGAGCGGGAAAAATCGCCAATTATAGAGACGAACTGGTCGCTCTCCATAAAGCTTGTGAACCAGAAGATAAGAACTCAAAGGAATACATCCTGTGGCTTATTGAAGGCGATCAGGTACTTACGGGTGGCGGGTTTGACAACAATGCCATCGGAGAAGTACACAAATCAGCTTTAAAATTCATTAAGAAAGCGGAAGACCCTATCGATTATGCTGATTCAGATAAGTCTGAGATCATAGTCGCCGCCGCTTTACAGATAAGAGACAGTCTGGTCGCACAGGGTATGAAATTGGGTTCTTTGAAACCAGAAGGGGCGTCAAAGGTAAGGTTTGATCAGGATAAAGATGGGATGATCGGATTTCCTGTTTACGCAAATGCTAACTCGCCCTTGACTAAAGAGATAGCACATAGACTGCTTATTGAGAATGGCATCGACACTAGAGAGTTCGTTGACACGGAGGTCACGGATATCCATTCAGGATTGAAGTATAAATACCGCGTCATTGATGCTCTAGCGTATATTCTTGATAATTCAGTTTACGGTACCGGAGATTTACAGTCGATAGTAACACTCTTGGCACGTATTCAAAAACATGGATGGAGGTACGAAGATGGTGAATTAGTTCCAAAGCCTGGAAAAACCAGATCCGTATACCCAAACTCAGCGCGTGAGGGCATGATTGAAGCAATGATCGCTGCACCTTTTCTGAAGGAACTACAGAGATTAAAGATCGATTTTATGCCTAGCCTGCAGGATAAGCCGACGCGGGTGCAAATGATAACTTCGTTAATGCAGAAGCTTACTCCGAAAGGATATGACCTTTTAGCAGCGGAC